TTTATTTTTACCATTTCTTTTTCTTTTCTTAGATAAAGACTTAATATATAGATAACCTTTTTTAGTTTTTATCTCACCAACAAAAAATTCTATTTTAGAATTTTCATCACTTAAAAGACTTCCTTTTAATTTACCATTATTACTATCTATTCGTTTACAGCTTAATAATATAAAATCTACTACCATAAGTCTTAAAGCACCTTTTGAAAATTTAATAAAATCTTTTTTCTTTTTTAGTTCTCTAAATTTTTTAACCATTTAACTACTCCCTATATTATTTTGAATAAATACCTTTACAAAAACTTTTATTTTCTTCATACATTTTTAAATTTACAAACCAATTTTTTTTAAAATTATAAATAAGTTCTCCTTCAGAATTTATACCCCATTTTTTAGAAACATATATATTATCTTCATCTTCTATTACAATAGGATAACAGCAATAATGAGTGATATCATAATCTTTTGTTTTTTTGCATATATTTTTTTGATAAATTTCTTTTATCTCATCTTTTGTTAATCTTTTCATTTAATCACTTCCCTTAACAGTTCCTTGAAATAAAACCATATGATTGTTTATAACAACATGATTGATTTCAAATGATTTATTTAATTTTTGAATTTTACCTAAAATATTTATTCTATCAGCTTCTATAATTTTGAAGGAATCATAGTGTAAAGCTATCAGAATATTTTTTTCATTATTATTCATAGATAATGAACTTTTTACTTTTATATATTTTTCAACTTCTGAGAAACAATTTTGAACTTCTATAACTTTATCAAAATTCATTAATTACCTCCAATATTTACAAGAAAAATCTTCTTCTTGTTCATAGCCAAGTTCAATAGTTGCAGCCTCTGATTTTTCAATAACAAATTCATTTATTTCATCTGAAAGTTCATCTGCTAAATCACATAAATCTTCTTGGTCTAAAAATCTTCTGAAATGATTATTAAAAAATTTTGTAACAATATCCAAAGTTCCCCAGTAAGAAGAGGGAACATCTGGATAAATTTTTTCATTCAAAATAGTACATTTTCCTTTGTTATAGTTAGAACACCATTTACAAATTTTTTCCATTTAACTCACCTAGTATCCTAGTTGTTCATGCAAATCTGGGTTTTCAAAAATGTTACCAACAATTTCAAAATCTCCTGCCATATTTGAAAGATGTTCTGTAACATTTTCATAAGATACACAATAAACAGCATCTTCATCATCATAAGAAATTAATCCATAAATATCATCTATACCATCATTGAATTTAATTACATCTGCCTCATAAACCTCTTGACCTGCTTTGTCTTTTGCTCCTGTAAATTGTAAGAGTTCTATATCTTTAAATTCAGCAATTTTATAATCATCTTTGAAAAGATTTCCATCATCAGAGTATCTGATATATTGATAATTTAAGTCAATTCCAATAATAGATACCATTTTATTTTCTTTTTTCAACCAAGCCTTCATTTTAAATTCTCTCATTTTATCCTCCTAAGCAGTTTCTATTTTTATAATTTCTCTATCAACCATATCTAAGTATTTTTTAGATGATTTTATTAGTTCTTGAACTTCTTCTTTTATATCAAGTTCATTAACTAATTTTTTTATTCTATCTAATTTAAAATTTTTAATAAGTTTATTCCAGGAATGAATAGTATCTGTAAATCCAGCTGGAAGCCTTTGTAATTTATCTTCCAAAGTCATTGGAGCCTTTTCCCAAATAGAGTTTGCACAATCTTTAACATGGGCTTGCATTACTTCCCTAGTGTAAAAATTATCTTCATATTCTATATCTTGGTCTTTGACATCATCATAGCATTTGTTATAAATATCAGATGTTAAATTTTTACATCTTCCAATCAATATTTTGTAATAAGGATTTAAGTATCCATCTTCTTCACTTTTCCAAACTTTTTGGTGATTATTGATTACAATTTCTAATGAAAGTAAAAGAGTCTTTAAACTTAAAGCATCAAGCTCACTTTCAGTAGGTTTTTCTATAAATTTAATTTCTTTCTTTTCATTTATCTTGATTTGTCTTTTCGCAGTCTTTTGAGCTTTTCTCATTTTTAACACTCCTTTCTGCTAGAAGAGCAGCCAAAGCTATTTTTAGTATATCCATAAAATCACATCCAGTTTTCCAAAAGTCTAAAAGGAAAATTAAGTTTATGTTTCAATTTTTTCCAGAAGCTAATTTCCATACAGTCAACTTTAAATCCTTTTATCTTCTTATTTTTATAAGCTATTACAACAGCCTCATTAAAACTGCTTGCAGTATATTCTCCACCAACTAAGTAAAAGTCTTCTCCAATTTTTCTTATTTCTAGCATCATGTCCTCCTGTATTCTTGACACCACAAATAACTTACTGTAAAATAAAACTGTCTGAGGGCTTTATCAACACGAGCAAGTTACTTGCAGTGCAAAATTGATAAAGTTCTTTTTATTCTGTTAGTCTTTTAAAAACTTTTATAAAAATTTCAAGCTCTTCATTTTCTTTTTTCATTGCAGAAATTCTTGAAATACCTAACATAGCAACAGCAACATCATCTTCTATTAAAGAGTTATTACTTTTTATAGTAGTTTCTGCTTTTTCAATTAAATCATCTTTATAAATCATATTTCCTCCACTAGTTGTTGTAATTTTTTTATATACTCTGTAAGTTCTTTTTTATATTCCTGCTTATCTTCATCTTTTAACTTCAATGATCTTTTTTTCATTTTTTCAATTTTATTAAAGTTAAAAAACTTTTGACCATCTGGAAGAAATTCCATTTTATTTTTTTCAATAGCAGGAAGTAATAGTTTTTTAATTTCTTTAACTTTATAGATGTCATTTTCTAAAATTCCTAACACTTCCTCATATTGAAGATCCTTATTTGTTAGAATTTTTATTGCTTGATCTGAATAAGAAAATATTTTATCTTTGTAATCTTGAAACTCTAAATATAAATTCCATCTTTTTAAGTAAACTGAAACAGAGTCTTTTGTAAGTCCCTTAGACTCATACCAAGCCATAAATGAATTGGTAGGTTTTAAAGTTTTTTCAATTAATGCTAATGACGAACACATTTCAAATAAATTATTTTTCATTTTTTTGTATGTATTCATAAATATTTTTTCTTGTTCAGATACAGTAGCAATTTCAACATCGTTTAATTCGTAACTAGCGAAATCAAATTCTTTTATTTCTGATTTAGAAGATATAACTATATTAAAATCATTATCTAAATTCTTATTCATTGTCTATCTCCTTCCAGATATTTATAAAGATACCTTTGATATAATCTAATTTTTTAGCTTTGCTTTCCCATAGCAATGTTTCTTTATCAATTAATTTAGAAATAAGACTAATTTCTGGGATAGGAAAACTTAAATGGATTCCTTGTACTCCTAATTTTTTATTCAAAAAATCATAATATTCTTTTTCAAGTTTTGTCCTTCCAGTTCTATTTGGAACAACAGCCTTAACCTTGTTTAAATCAACTTTTTTTAACATACTCAACACTGAATGTGTTGTAATGCTATCAAGAAAAGTTGGAATAACTATATGGTCAGATATTTCAATAAATAAATTATCTAACCCCATTACTGGTGAACCATCAATAACAATATAATCATACTCATCTTTTAAAAGTTTTATAGCTCTCTTAAAAGCCTCATCAAAAGAATTTTTTATCTTATATCCTTGTAAATGTAAGAAGAAAAGATTTTCTCTCAATTTTTTAATTTTATAGCTTTTACCTTCAATGAAATCTTCAAGTCCAGCTTTGCTTGTATCTTCAATTTTGATACCTGCAAATTTTAAAATATCATTTTGGGAATCGCTGGTAAGAATCAATGTCTTTTTATTTTTTATCAATGCTTTATATGCTGCTAATTGTAGAGTTATATAAGTTTTTCCAACTCCACCTTTGTTATTTTTAACTAAAATAATTCCCATAAAATCCTCCTATTTTTTGATTTTTTCAAGCTTATTTTTAAAATAAGTTTTATAATTTTTTAAATTCACAAATGTGTATCCAGATTCTTTTAGAGTTCTTAAAGATTTACTAAGTTCTCTTTTTTTGTTATATAAGTGCCATGCTCCAAATTTTTTAATAACAATTCCTGATAAAACTTCATCATTTTGTACAGCAAGAATAAAGTCTTGTCTGTAAATCATTGAAGTTCCAGCAGTGTATCCAGTAGCTTCAAGCCATTCAACTTCTTTAAAACTAAATTCCTTTTTTTGCTGATTTGAAATAGCTGTTATTTTTTTATTTCTGTAATCAATGAAGCCAACACTATATGTTTTTTTGTCTGTGTAGCTATAAATTTTCCCTCTTAGCATTATTGCTCCTTTCAGTTATAAAATTCAGGTTCTTTCAGAGTTTTATTTGTTCCAGCTTTTATTAAATAGAGATGACATAACAATCTGCCATACTTGGAACAATATTTATATTTTTCAAAGTCAAGTTTTTCTTCATCAGGAAGTATTTCATTGACTTCTTCAAATTTTTTTTGAACTTCGCACCACTTTGCAAATGGCATATTTATTTTGGTTATTGACATAAAGCACCTCTCTAAATTAAGTTTTTTTCTTTAAGTTCTTCATAGATAAATGAACTAATTAGTCTATAATACATAGTTTCACTTTTCGTTTTTAATTCAGAAAAATGTTTAATATTATGTTTTTTAAGTATCTCCATTTCAATTTCTTCTTGTTTCTCTAAGGGAATTTTAAAGAAAATACTAAGAATATTATCATTTTTCTCACTCTCCTTTCGCTCTTCTTCTTTAACTTTTTGATGTTCAACCTCTTTCTTTTCAAGTTCTTGGGTATTTACTTCACAAGTTCCTTTGAAAAGATGAGTGGAGAAAACAGCTGCTACACTTTTAACATCAGATTTATTTTTTAAAATATCCAGTTGCTCCTGGAATGTATTTAAAACAAAATCTAGTGAGTTATTTTTTAATAGCTCTAAAACTTTAACTTCATGTTTCTTAGAAAAATCAATTCCATTTTCTTTAAACCATTGTTTTATTTTTTTTAAATCATCATTCTTCTCATCTCTCTTTATATTTTTTATATTATTTAAAATATTATGATCATGATTATATGATTCTATCTCTATGTCTTTCTCTATCTCTTGTCGGACAATGTCCTCTTTGTTTAAGACAATGTCCTTTTCATTTTGGACATTGTCCTCATTATGTCCTTTATTTGTCTTAGAAGTTTCTAATAATAGATTTTTTTCTTTTACTTCTAATGATTTTCTATAATTTCTTTTTTTAGTTGCCCATTCACTTTCAGATCCAGTCATATTTTCAACAGCAATCATATACAATGCACCATCATCAAGTTTTTCCATTAATCCTAATTTTATAAAAATATCAATGGCAACTCTTACAGTATCAACTGCAACCCCAGTAATGTTTGCTAACATATCAGGAGTATATGGAATAATATCTTTAAAGATTAGTCTTCCATCAGTTTTTAATGATTTACAAAGTAATTTTAGGTAAAAGTTTGAATAGACAACACCATTAGGCATTGATTCAATTATTTTTATTTCATCTGACTCAAAGAAATCTTCTTGTAATTTAAGCCAGTAATATCTTTTTGCCATAAAAAGCTCCTTAATTTACTTTTAATTTTTCAAGTTTTTCAATAATTTCATCTAATTTTTTTCTAGCTTCATTTTCTGATGAACTACCAAAATAAATATCTTTAAAAAAATCTGCTCCTAGTCCTTCTTTCCAACCTTTGCTATGTATACTCACTTCAAAAATTTCACAATGTCCTGAAAAACGAATAAACACTGTATTTTTTTCTCGGCTGTTAACTTCAAGCCCTAGTTCCATTATTTTTAATATTTTTTCTTTAACTGTTCTATTTAACATTTTGAACCTCCCTAATCTTTTAAAATATCTTTTAAAGTATGGATTTCAACTCTTTTAGTACTGATATATTTCCATAATTCTTCATCATCAGTGCCATTATCAAGTTTTGTTTGGTACTCTTTTAGAGCTTCTTTTCTTAATTTATCTAATGCTGCTATTCTAGATTCTATATATTGTTTAGTTTTCATTATTACTCCTTATTTTGCCATTCCTTTATATAGTTTTTCCAATGAAGCAATGGCTTCATCTACTTTTGAATGTTCTGATTTTTCAATGATATTTTTAATTTTGCTATACCAATTTTTAGCCTTCTCTTTATTGCTATAATGACTAAAATCTACTCCTAGAAAATCAAGTTGAGGTTTTCCTCCTAGCTCAACTAAGAAAAATATGTATTTAGAAGTTTCATCTTTGAAATATAAATTATTTTCCATTTTCAACCCCCATTTCTTTCTTAATTTCATTAATAAATCTAGCATCAATATTCAATGCACAAGGTTCGATGTTAAAATTTTCTGGAAACTCTGAATAATTTAATTCAATTTCATTTTTAGCAGCTTGCAAAGTAGTAAAAGCTGAAAGAATTATTTTATCTTCATTTGTGATAATATAGATTGTTCTAATCATTTTTATCACCAGCAATCTTACAAGCATATCCCATTTTTTGTAGTTCTTCCTTGATTTCTAAAAGTTGGACATCTCCAAATCTTTCAATTAAATCATTCAATTCTTTTAAATTCATAAATTTTTCCTCCTCTTTGAGAGAAAAAAACTTGTAAAATATAAGAAAATATGTTATAATTAAGCATAAATCAAATAGGTGTTTGTTAAAGTTGAGTACTTTCTCATTCACTATTTAGTAAAAAGGGCTTCTGGCAGGTTGTCCTTTTTTTCTTTTGCTCTTATTCATCTTGCATTATTTTTCCAGCTATCATTCCCAATTCAAAGTATTCATCTTTTATATTTTCAATTACTATAAAAAATAATTTTTGAAGTTCTTCAAATTCTTCATCAGTTAATTTATCTTCCAAGTAGCTGATTTTTTTTATAGTATTTTCAATATTAGTGTTAGAATTTGTATTTATATAGCCTTTTTCCTTTAATGCTTCAATAAATTTAACTATTTTCTTATTCTCCGTATTTTTTCTCCTCCTAAAATATTTTTTAATTTTTTATAAAATAATTATTTTTATTTATAAAAATATATTTTATATCTTTGAGTTGAATTTTATAACTTATAAATTAATTTGTCAAGTAATATTTTTAATTTATAAATTAATTTTTATAATCTAAAATTGAAAAAAATAAATTTTTAAAGTATAATATTCAACATAGAAATATAAAAATTTTTAGGAGGTGTTATATGTATAAATCTAAACTAAGATATCTAATGGCTGATAAAAAAATTGATTCTATAAAAAATCTTGTAGAACTAACAGGAGTTAGTAGACCACCACTTGATAAACTTTATAAAGAAAAAGACTTAGAAACACTTTCACTAGATGTTCTTGCTAGAATATGTAAATACTTCAACTGTAAAATTGAAGATTTAATTGAGTATATTCCAGATGAAACCCAAGAATAGTTTAATCTTTCAGTAGTACAGTCCATAAGTTTTTGTGAACTTTGGGGAAAGTTGCTTATGAACCATACTACTTAAAGATTAATTATTTTTTATTTGAGGGGGTATTTTAATATGAACGATTATTCAAAAACTACTAAAGAAAACTTAAAATCTGCAATTTGTGAAAAAGGACATCTTCAATTATCAACTTTACATTTTTATGAAGTGTATCCTAATTCTTACTGTAAAGAATGTGGCTCAAAAATAATAGATAAGTGTCCACATTGTAATGCCGAAATTCAAGGTGGAGTAGCCTATCATAGAACAGGAAGAGAATCTGTAGTTTATAGAGATCTTACAACAAAAACAGAAAAGTATCCGAATAACACAGTTCCTAAATACTGCCATAATTGTGGGAAACCATATCCTTGGACGGAAGAATTTTTAAATACTTATAAAGGAACTCTTTCTTTAGTATTAGAAGACGAAAAAGAACTTCAAAATAAAATCTACAATGCAACAGAAGAGTTAGTAAAAAATAACTTTGATTTAAAATCACCTATGGCAACACTTTTTAAATTGTTATTAAATAAAACAGGTGATTTAGCAAAAGGTGTATTAGTTGACACACTATCCTCTGTTGCAAGTGAACAATTTCTTCAATTTTTACTTAAATAATATTAACAATATAAAAATATTTAAAGAAGGTGTTTATTATGAAAATGGATCCTGATTGCATTAGGGATATACTACTTCAAACAGAAGAAAGATTTGTTATTATTCCTTTGCCTCGTTTAAATTTTGATACCTGTAAAATGGAAGATCCAGAACCTTTACCAAAAGAGAAGTACCCGTATATTTATCAATATGATATGAAAAAATTAATTTATCATGTTGAACTAGCTGCTGAAATGAATTTTATAAAACTTAATGATTTAAAAGATATTTATAAAATTGAAGATTTAACAGCACAAGGACATTTACTTCTTGCCGACATCAGAAATGAAGATGTTTGGAGTAAAACAAAAGATATTGCTAAAAAAACTGGAACATTTTCACTTGATGCTTTAAAACAAATAGCAGTTAATGTTGTTTCATCAATGATTACTAATTATTTTCAAGGATGATATACGACCAATATCTAAAATTAAATGTTCTTCTATTTTTCCATTTGCATTTAATTGATAGTCTATTTTAAAACTTTGAATTCCCACTATTTTTTGTCCATTAATTTCAATACAAGGAACTGAATGAGTTCTTTCTACTGAGATTTTTATATCATTAGTAGGAATTTCATTATCCTTTTTTTGCTTTAAAAATTTATTTTTTTTCTTCATTTTCTCACCTCATTTATTT